GATCGCGGCATACAAGCAGGTCAAGGGCCAGGGCGAGCTGGACGCCTGGACCAACCTCCGGATCGCCACCCGTCTCGGACTGCTCCCCCAGCTGATCGCCACGACGACCCCGAAGCGGGTGCCGATCCTGCGCGCCCTGCTGGCCGAGATCGCCGAGAACGTCGGCAAGATGCTGCTGCGCACCGGCAAGACCACCGACAACGTCAAGCTCTCCCAGAGCTACCTGAACACGCTGTTCAGTCTCTACGGCGGCACGACGCTGGGCGCCCAGGAGCTGGACGGCCTGATGCTCGACTCCGTCGAGGGCGCGACGGTTGACATGGAGACCATCGACGCGCACCGCGTCACCGGTCTCCCGAAGCTCGAAGGCAAGCGCTGGGTCAAGATCATCTCGGTGGACCCCTCGGTCGCCGAGAAGCCCAACGACGAGTGCGGCATCGTGGTGATCTACGCGCCGCTGACCATGCCGATCCTCAACCGGCACGCCTACGTCGTGGCCGACCTGTCGCTGAAGGGCTCGCCGACGGTCTGGGGAGACCGCGTGGTCAAGGCCGCGCACAAGCACGGCGCCACGGTGATCGTGGAGAACAACCAGGGCGGCGCCCTGGTCAAGCGGGTGCTGAAGGAGTGCGCAGCGGCGGCCAACGTGCCGCCGCCGCAGATCCGTGAGGTCTGGTCCACGAAGGCCAAGGCGATCCGCGCCGAGCCAGTCGGCGCGGCTTACGAGCGCGGCCGGGTGCACCACCTGCACTCGCACCCGGACCTGGAGGACCAGCTGACCACCTGGACCCCGACGGACTCCGGCTACTCCCCCGACCGGCTGGACGCCGTGGTGCACGGCCTGTCCGCGCTGCTGTTCCCGCAGGCCCTGGTCAAGGGCGGGGTGCCGGGCGCGTCCAGTCACCTCTCCCCCGTCGGCCAGCGCATCGACGGCCGGTCTCAGCTGTCCCGCCCCGCGCCGCGCACCCAGCTCGGTGCCGCCGCTGCCGCCCGCCGTCCCGGCATCGGTGGCTTCGGCAGCTTCGGCACCACCCTCACCGTGCCCAGGAGGACTACCAGGTGACCGACCCGCAGCAGATGCCCCCGCCGCGCAAGCCAACCGCGACGGATGACCTGGTGCGGCAGGCGCAGGACGCTGCGGTCTCGGCCGCCCTGCCCGCGCTGGCCGCGTTCACCCAGTCCGTGATGGCCTTCGCCCGCGCCGGTGGTCGGGTGGCCGGGAGCCCGCTGACCGTGGCCACCAAGATCGGCTACGACGCCGCGATCATCGCGCTGCTGATCAAGATCGCCAACGGTGCGCTGGACGAGCAGCGGAAGCTGGTCGGCAACCGGCAGGCCGAGGGGCTGTGGGAGCACGCCGACATCGCGCAGCAGGCCGGTGTCGACGGCGGGCTGTCGGTGCTGAAGACGGCCGCGCAGCACATCGCTCGCGCCGCCCGGGTGGACGAAGCGACCGGCGGATCTCCAGGTGTCTCGCTGCCCGGCGAGCCCTTCGACCCGCACGCCCACGAGCACGCCCAGACCTACGCCGACCCCGAGCGGATCGTCATGCCGGTCGTGCAGGCCACCCGGCACAACGCCCAGATCGCCGCTGCCGACGCCGCTGGCTGGCGCTTCAAGGTCTGGAACGACGTGCACGACAACCGGGTCCGCCCGGCGCACGCCTTCCTGGGGGCGCCGAAGTACGAGTACCACCGGGTGCCCATCGCCGAGCCGTTCGTGGACATTGACGACCACAAGCTCTGGTTCCCCGGCGACACCTCGGCGCCGCCGCACACCTGGATGAACTGCCGCTGCTACCTGAGCTTCGTCAAGGGACACGCCGGGCCTGTCGGGCCACTTCTGGTTGACAACTCCTGACAGACTGGCGCGCGTGCCAACGAACTACCGCGACGAGATCCGGCGCCGCTGGCGACGGACGGTCACCTGGCTGAGCGGGATCCACTGGTTCGCCGTCCTCGCGCTGGTCGCGGCCATCGTCAGCGTCGTGCTGTCAACCGCCTGGCACCTGACTACCGAGCAGGGCATGGCGATCGGCGCGCTCGCGCTGACCCTGGCCGTGCTCTCCCTACGCGAGGAGTAGACCGTGGAGCCCTTCGAGTTGCACGAGACCGACTTCGAGTTCACCGAGACCGTCGAGCCGCTGGTCATCGAGCTGCACCGGGCCAAGCCCGTCGTGCGTGAGTCGGCCGTGCTGTCAACCGACAACCTCCAGCAAGTCGCCGACTGGATCACCGACAACGGGGGAGCGGTGAAGGTCGGCGCCGACCAGCTGATCATCCAGACCCTGGAGGGCCCGTTCACCGTGCGCGTGGGCGACCGGGTGGTCCGAGGCGCGTCCGGGTTCCGGCGGGAGGACCCCGAGATCTACGTCGCCGAGCACGAGAAGGTCTGATGGCCAGGCACATGCCGTACCGCTGCAGCGCGTGCGGCGCCACCCACTTCGTCCCGCGCGCGCTGGCGGTGACCTGCCCCGTCTGCTTCGCCCACCCGGGCGAGCGCTGCCACGACCTGCGCGCCAAGGACCCGAACAAGCCCCGGATCACCGAGCACACCGAGCGACTGGACCGACTGCCCGAATGAACGCCCTGAAGCTGACCGTCCTCGGCCTGGCCGCTGCCCGGTTGACACGGCTGGTCGTGGACGACGAGATCACCGAGCCGCTGCGCACGCGCATCCAGGCCGCCTCGGTGGACGCCGAGTACGCCGAACCTCCGGCCAAGAACCGCATCCCGCGCCTGCTGGACCAGATCGACACGGCTGTGAACTGCCACGCCTGCACGTCGGTCTGGGCCGGTGGGGGAGTGCTCGCGGCGGAATCCGCCGGGCCGGTGGGGCGCTTCCTGGTCCGCGCGCTCGCGCTCTCCCAGTCGGCCCTGCTGGTCAAGGCCGTGATCGACAGGATCGACCGATGACCGTCACCCTGATCGCCGACCTCTACCCCGGCGACTGCCGCGACGCCGAGGGCAATCGCCCCGAGGGCGTCCCGGCCACGGCGAAGCTGCACGTCATCCTCACCACCACGCAGATCGCCATCGGCTGGGAGGCCGGGGCCTACGGCAGCAACGGCAGCACGATCGCCAGCGTGTTCATCGACGTCACCGAGGAGGAGACGGCCACCGCCACCTACAACGGCGGGCAGGTCGGCCCCTGGACGATCGCGCGGGCAGGCGGCTGCAGCTGCGGGAAGACCCTGAAGCGCTGGAACCCCTACGCGGGGCAGGCCATCAACCAGGCGGCCCGGACCACGACGGCCCGACCGGAGGGCTACGGGCTGCCGACCGCGCGGAACTACTCCCGGACCTGACCTCGGGCACCGTCCGTGTCAACCACGGACGGTGACCCGACCGATACGCTCCACACATGGCTGGTGGCGTCCTGCGGAAGCGTGCTCCGAAGGCGGCCCAGCCGCTCACTGCGTCGGCTGAGGTGCTGCCGATCCAGGGCAGCAAGCGGGCCGAGGCGGCCCGCTACCGCGCTCCCCGAGCGATCACCGCCGCCGCCGAGACGGTTGACATCGGCTCGGCCTTCGCGGCCCGCGCGCGCAGCTCCTACACCGCCTGGCAGATGGAGGCCTGGACCGGCTACGAGCGGGTCGGCGAGATCCACTACGCCTTCCAGCTGGTCTCCAACGTGCTCTCCCGGCTGCGGATCTACGCCGCCGTCCGGCCGATGGAGGGCGAGGCGCCGGTCGGCGCCAAGGACGCCGCCAAGAACGGCACGATCAAGAGCCAGCTGGCCACCGACGCCGACGAGCTGATGACCGAGATCGACGGTCCGGCGTTCTCCAACCTGGCCCGGACCTTCGGTCTGAACATGAACGTGCCGGGGGAGTGCTACCTGGTCCGGCTGGTGGACGACCTGCCGAACGGGCAGCAGTCGATCACCTGGAAGTTCGTGTCAACCGACGAGCTGGTCGTGGACGCCAACGGGGCGGTGCTGCGCCCGATCCGGGGCGACACGGCCAGCCAGAAGGTCCTGCAGAACACCAAGGGCCCCGACGGCAAGGCGCGCAAGCCCTACATCGGCCGCGTCTGGCGTCCGCACCCCCGCTACTCCGGCGAGCCGGACAGCTCGATGACCGGCGTGGCCGACCTGATCGAGGAGCTGCTGATCCTGCAGCGCCTCGTGCGCTCCGCCTCGCGCTCCCGGCTGAACAACGGGCTGCTGTTCCTGCCCGACGGCCTGCTCTCGGCCAAGCAGTTCAACGCCGTGCAGGGCCTGGATGAGAACGGCGACCCGCTTCCGCAGGACGAGCTGGACTCGATGGTCAACGACCAGGGCAACTCCCTGGTCGCAGACCTGATGCAGGCCTTCATCACCGCCGTGCAGGACGAGGGCGACGCCAGCGCGGTCGCCCCGGTGATGATCACCGGCGAGGGTGGCCTGGCCGAGCAGATCAAGTGGATCACCTTCGACCGGCGCAGCGACGACTGGCTGGTGCAGCGCACCGAGAAGACCCTGGAGCGCATCCTCTCCGGCCTGGACGTGCCGAAGGAGGTCATCACCGGCTTCGCCAACGTCAAGTACAGCAACGCGCTGGTGATTGA